AATAACATTGGTGGTGGTAATATTGGAACTTTTGATCCAGTATTAATCTCTTTAGTTCGTAGAGCAATGCCTAACTTGATTGCATATGATATCGCTGGTGTACAACCAATGAGTGGTCCTACAGGACTTATCTTTGCAATGAAATCAAAATACTCAACTCAGGGCGGTACTGAAGCTTTATTCAATGAAGCTGATACTGACTTCTCAGGAACTGGTACACATCAAGCTGATCCAACAGGATTAAGTGGTGTAGCAGATGCTGATACTGATGGCACAATCGCAGACGAAGCTGATACAGTTTCAACATACGGTGAAGGTCTAGGTACATCAGCTGCAGAGAGATTGGGAGTTGGTGGAACTGGCGACGGTTCTTTCAATGAGATGGCTTTTTCAATTGAGAAATCAACTGTAACAGCTAAATCAAGAGCTCTTAAAGCTGAGTACACAATGGAATTAGCACAAGACCTTAAAGCAATCCACGGATTGGATGCTGAAGGCGAATTGGCTAACATCCTATCAGCAGAAATTCTTGCTGAAATTAACAGAGAAGTTGTTAGAACAATCTTGAAGAAAGCTAAAATTGGTGCTCTTCAAACTTCAACAGCTGTTTCTGGTATTTTTGATGTTAACACAGACTCAGACGGAAGATGGATGGTAGAAAGATTTAAAGGTCTTATCATGCAGATCGAAAGAGAATGTAACGTTATTGCTAAAGAAACAAGACGTGGAAAAGGTAACTTTGTTATCTGTTCTTCAGATGTTGCTTCAGCTTTAGCTGCTGCTGGAATGTTGGATTATACTCCAGCTTTATCAGCTAACTTAAATGTTGATGACACAGGTAATACTTTTGCTGGTGTTCTTAACGGAAGAGTTAAAGTTTACATTGATCCGTATGCTACTGTTGACTTCGTTTGTGTTGGATACAGAGGAACTAACCCGTATGATGCTGGTATGTTCTATTGTCCTTACGTTCCTTTAACAATGGTTAAAGCGGTCGGTGAGAACGATTTCCAACCAAGAATGGGATTCAAAACAAGGTATGGAATGGTCGCAAACCCATTTGTAGCTGCTAACGGTACTGGTACTGATAGAGCTAACCAATACTTTAGAATCTTCAGAGTTGACGACATCATGGTGTAAGCCAGAGTTAATCACTCATTTAAAGGGGTCTTTTTAGACCCCTTTTCTTTATCTTAACATTTTAAGGTGTATAAATAGTAGTATGGCAACATTAACTACAAACAAGAATTTCTTAAGCCCTACAGGCTTTCAATTTAAAATAGATACGTTATATCCTAACTTAGAATATTTTGCAGTAGGAGCTACTTTACCTGGTATAAGTATGACAGCTGCTGAACAATCTTATAGAGGAGTCAATTTAGCATTTACAGGTGATAGACTTACTTTTGAAGATTTAACATTACGTGTTAATGTAACTGAGAATTTAGAAAACTATGTTGAAACTTTTGATTGGATTCACAATTTAGCTCAAACAAATAATGCTGAAGATTTTAAGGTTGATGCTACTCTTTTAATACTATCATCACATAATAATGTAGTAAAAGAGATTGCATTTAAAGGAGTGTTTCCAACAAGTATGTCTGCAGTTGAATTTGATACTCAGACAGGAAGTATAGAGTATGTCCAAATGGATATTACATTTAACTATACTAACTTTGAATTTGTATAAAAAGTCCTTTACAAATCACTAAAACTATGGTATAATATTATTATGAATAATTTGCAACAAATCTTAGAAATGTGGAAGACTGATTCCATTATAGATGAAATGAATCTAGATGAGACATCAAGAGACTCCGCTAAACTTCACGGTAAATATCTCGAATTACTTTCTGTAAATCGAATGAAACTTAAAAAAGCTGAGCTTGAATTCAAAGTTCTTCTTAAAGACAAATGGTTACACTATAATGGTAAAATGTCTAAAGAAGAGATTGATGAAAAAGGCTGGGACTATGATCCTTTGAATGGTCTTACTGTTTTAAAAGGAGATATGGATAGATACTATGATGCTGATCCATTAATACAAGAACATCAAGCAAAAATACAGTACTTAGAAGAAGTATGTGCAACATTAAAAGAGATACTAGAGAATGTCAAATGGAGACATCAAAATATTAAGAACATGATCGAATGGAGGAAGTTCACAAGCGGTATCTAATGGAAACCATTACTATTCAAAAGAAGAATGAAGTCTTCTTAAATATTCAAACTGACCCATCTATTGAAATGGAACTCTCTGAGCATTTCCAATTCTTTGTGCCTGGATATAAATTTATGCCAGCATATCGTAATCGTATGTGGGACGGCAAAATAAGATTATTTGATAGTAGAAAGAAAACATTATACTGCGGACTTCACAAATATTTGCGTGAGTTTTGTGACGTGAGGGATTATAACCTAGAAGTGATAGAATCACCACAATATGGTACACTCGAATCATCCCTCGAGCCTAACCTAGAAGGCTTATTATCAAATCTGTCCCTTTCTGTGAACGGAGCTGATATTATACCTAGACAATATCAATTGGAGGGACTCTCGCACACACTTTCAAAAGAGAAATCCTTACTGTTATCACCAACTGCTTCTGGGAAGAGTTTAATCATATATTTAGCGATAAGATATTACCTAGATGTTTTTGATGGTAATGTTTTGCTTATAGTACCTACGACATCATTGGTCGAGCAAATGTACTCTGATTTTGGAGACTATTCTCGAAAGGATACATGGTCTCATGAAGAAAACTGTCATAGAATATATTCTGGCCGAGAAAAAATAGGAGTACAACAGAGAGTTATTATATCAACTTGGCAATCAATATATAAACTACCAGCAAATTGGTTTAGTGGTTTTGGTATGGTCATAGGAGATGAGGCACATAACTTTAAAGCGAAATCACTTACAAGTATATTAGAGAAATGTACAGAAGCTAAATATCGTATTGGTACGACTGGAACATTAGATGGTACACAAACTCATCAGTTAGTATTAGAAGGATTGTTTGGGCCAGTATATAAAGTAACTACTACAAAAGAGTTAATGGATAATGACGATCTTGCTCAATTAAATATAGATATATTAATACTTAAATATAAAGAAGAGTATTGCAAACAGATAGTAAAAGAGAAATATCAGCAAGAGTTAGATTTTATTGTAAGGTATGAACCAAGAAATAATTTTATAAGTAATTTAGCGTTAGACCAAAAAGGGAATACTTTAATATTGTTTAATTACGTAGATAAGCATGGTAAACCATTGCATTCATTATTACAAACAAAGATGCCAGATAAGAGAAAACTCTTTTATGTATCAGGAGAAACAGATGTTGACACAAGAGAATCAGTCCGTGAGATTACCGAGAAAGAAAAAGACGCAATTATCGTTGCAAGTATTGGGACTTTTTCTACTGGTATTAACATTAGGAATTTACACAATATCATCTTTGCTAGCCCAAGTAAAAGCCAAATTAGAGTACTTCAATCGATCGGGAGAGGGTTGAGGAAGAGTGAAGATGGAACAGATACAAAGATATATGATATTGCAGATGACTTACATTGGAAAAATCAAAAGAACTATACATTACAGCATGCAGCTGAAAGAATTAAAATCTACTCTAAAGAAAGATTTAACTATAAGATGTACGACGTAAACATATAAATAATAGTATGGAAGGATTAAATATAAGACATTTTAAACTCATAAACGGTGAAGAGATCATCGGATTACTCGCTATCAAGAATGACAATAGTTTTATTATTGAAAGACCAGTAAAGATACATCCAAATCTTCTAGGTGGTGTTCAATTCTCAGCATGGTTTCCATTCTCAGATAGCAAACAATTTAAAGTACTTAAGAATAATATTTTACAGCATGTACCAATAGCAGAGACTATAAAAGATACATATGTTAATTTTGCTCTTAAGATGGATAAACCCATCAGCCCACCTGATACTCGAACTGATGAAGAACTCTTACAAGAGTACGAAGACAGTTTGAATGGAACAGTTGATGATACGATACCTGATGCGAAGAGGACAATACATTAATTTAGTATACCTCTACCGCTCCGGGTGATAATATATTATACCATAAAAACAGGCATTTGTAAACGGTTTTAGTGAAAATAATTAAAATAAATTAATCGTTTACATTTCACCAAAAGTATGGTATAATAATACATTATGGAGAAAATATATGGCTCAAATTAAACCAAAAGATAAACCTCATTACGTCAATAACAGAGAATTCTCTGAAGCCGTTATGGATTATGCTGTAGAAGCTCATGCTTGTAGAAAAGCTGATAAGCCAGTACCTACAGTTCCTGATTATATAGCAAAATGCTTTATTCGAATCTCAGAAGGACTGTCTCACAGACCGAACTTCGTGAGGTACACTTATCGTGAAGAAATGGTAATGGATGCTGTTGAAAACTGTTTAAGAGCAAT